ATGCAGGCCTTTGTTTTTTCCGCTGCACGTAATAAGCGACGTAATAAGCGCTACTCAAACGGTGCAAAGCCCATGGATTGGCTGCAATTTTTCTCGTCTATCGTCGCTTCAATCGCATGGCCGGCTGCTGTAGTCATGTTGGCCTGCTTGATGCGCAATCCGCTGGCCAAACTGATCCCTTTGATCCGAACCCTTAAGTACAAGGATTTGCAGATCGACATCGGCGAGCAACTCGAAGCCGTTCGAGAACAGGTCGGTGCAGAGGGCGAGACGCCAGAAATCGTAACTCAAGAACCCCCGCTGAGTTTCCAGAGCCTTGCCAAAGCAGATCCCCGAGCGGCCGTACTCAGTGCCTGGATACCAGTTGAGATCGAACTCAACGACATCGCAAGAAAGATGGGCTTCGAAGCTAGCTCAGCCATACGACGCCCGATGATCCCTATAAACATGATTCGCTATTTGTTTGAACAGAATCTTGTAGACCGACTGACCTATGAGACGTTGGAAAAATTGCGCCGCATCCGAAACACAGCAGTTCATGTGACAGAAGCGAGCGTTACCTTCGAGGATGCCATCAATATGGCGGATATGTGTCAGTGGGTGAACGGACAACTGAAGCGGATCAATGCCAGCCTCAACGAGTCCCAACCGTCAGACCCAGCCCTGTGAGAGTCGCCGCCCATGGCTAGGGAATTGAGTTTTCGGTTTGCTGTTTGAAGTGAGTATTAAAGGTATTTTTTTCTTTCATTGCTCTACAGGCTATACAAATCAAGGGCTCCAGCACATCCCATGGCCCTCTCTTTTTGGCCACGCTCGCTATTTTTGGGGCTACCAGGAAAGGGATTTGTGCGCAGCTATCAAGTCATTGATTTATAAGGGTTTTATAAATTATTACCTTTGTAAATACCCTTCATGGCGACACAAAACTCAGGTACTCAAACCCTTGTGTTACGAGGCCTGCGAGTCCTGTTGCGCCCTGTCCGTGTTGTCAGTTAGCTTTAATAGCCACTTTTTACCCCTCTCCCGAAAAACCTTCTTTTCTGCAGTCGACGTGTTAATGCCTTCGATTAAGAATTGTCATAGACAACACGTTGCTTGACCGGTCAATCGAAGCTAATCTCCAAAGCGTTCGACCCTGTTGTGTTCCGTTAAAGGGAACGAACGGTCCAACGTTTCAGCAGTCGAACCATTGTGGCTAATGCATTCCCTACGTAGAATGCTTGCCCCATCCCATCAACCAACGGAAGCGAGCGAGAATCGTATGATCAAAAACATACTATCCGGCATTGGCTCCGTCCTGGTTCTGTGCCCAACGAGTGGTTACAGCCACTACAAAGGCAACGGTATAGACTTCGAACGCAGCGATTTCGAGGCTTTACAGGCAGATGTCGAAGCCATTGGCGTTGACTTCTACAAAGCAGCAGATCATGGACGTGAGTATGCAGCCGAGAAAAAAGCCACCAACGAGTGCCGCTAAACCCCATCCAGATGTAAGGGAGGGTGTTGTGGAACGTGAGTCGAAGCCCGAAGGCAATGGCAAAAAAATTGTCGCGACCTCATTCCAAGGCCCTCTCCCACCTCCTAGTTTGCTCAGAGACTACAACGATGTCGTTCCAGGGCTAGCAGCCAAAATCGTTGATTGGACTACCTCTCAAACTAGCCATCGGCAAGAAATGGAAGAGCGTGCCATCGGCATCGATGAAAAGCTTTCCACCTGGTACGTTGTCGAAATCATGATTGGCCAGCTCCTCGGCTTCGTTATCGCCCTCTCGGTGATTATTGCAGTGGTGTATATGGCGATGAACGGAAAAGAGCTGGCCGCTGGAGCCTTAGGAACAATTGGTTTCGGCAGCATGGTGGCCGCATTCATCACAGGTCGTCGGAAACGTGTAGCGAGCGAAGGAAACGATAAGCAGGAAAAAAAGAAGCCTAAATAGGCTTGTGGCTTTCCTACGTCGATACTGCTAAGTCATGAAAATGGCCAAAGATGCCTGCAGTCCCCGAGACACGGGGTCTCTAACCTCTTTGGTCGTTGGCTGCAGGCCGTGAAAAATCTGCGCTATCCCAACCTTTCCAATATCTAAAACACGCCAAATCGACATTTTTCTATTTTTATCCCTGCCAAGTCGGGGCCTCCGGGCTTCGGTTCTGTAATCCTCCCCCGCTTCTAAGATGCCGCTGCGTTGCATTTCTTTTCAAAACCTTGCACACCATGAAATGGCTCATCGCCCGCCAAGCCCCACGGTAGGCTTGGGGTGCAGGATCGTTTGCACTGCTTTCGGATTTGCATAAAAAACAGACGTAAAGCGCGTCGGCGGGAGGGGGATAAGTGCTTTTCGTCGTGTTTTTTTTGCCATCGCGGAGTTTTTGGATCGGCCTGCTATGGTTCTCCGTATCGGATAGTAGGGTATAGGGAACACAATGATGAGCGAAAACGGGACGCTAAAAATTAGCTATAAAGAACTCGGCTACCCAATGGAGCTTTTTATAGCCGCGCCGTTGAATGCTAGACCCGATGAGTACGCAGCGCTGTTCAATATCCTTAGACACTATAAAGTCCGGAAGAATGTTGACGTCGATTTGGCGGTAACTGGGGCAGAGCATTTGCGTTCGCAGGTGGCAGCATTAGGTATAACCGACGTTACGTGGGGGTTCGTGGATAATTCGTTTTAGAAGCAAATTCATTATTCGAAGCCATACGACACGACGTTATCAACGGTAGTACGTGAGAGCAGATTCTGGACCTGACTACAGAATAAAAGGGGAAAATTTTGGAAATCACACCTTATCTCAACGGCGTCCACTCCCTTTCCGAAGGATTAAGAAATCTAAAAAAGTTCATGACGGTCCAAGATGACCCATATCTTATGAAAGAAGTAGTCATCAAAATACATCACGGTCTGGAAACACTATTCAAAGACATATTATTCCAACGCAATCCTGTTTTCCTATTTGAAGACGACATAACTGTTAAGCAAGTTATTGCGAGCTACCAAAAATTTCTGAGCAATGATAATTCTTATTTGTTTGACGGTCCAAAAACACGAACAATCTCTCCAACGGAAGCAGTACAAAGAATAAAAAACCTAGGGATTTCGGATGGAATGGGAGCAAAAGAGTTCACTACGCTTAAAAGCTCCTTTGACAGCTTGAACTCGCTTCGCAATCAATTACAGCATTTTGCGCTCGCCGCAAATCCCGAATTTGTGATCAAAACGCTTGGCAGCTTAGTACCCAGATCTTTAAGTATTATAAAGAAGGCATACGAAGATGTTCCATCTCGCAGGGGCATCTTACTGCCTCATGAACCCCTGCCTACAATGGCGGTATTATTCGAAAAACGAAACATCGAAGACGATCTGAACTCAATATATGAAGATGCAACAAGCGTTATAGCAGAGCTTGAAGCGAAATTTGATGCATTGCTCCTAACGGCCGTGCGAAAGTTTACCAAAACCCGCCTGACCGCTCTGCACCAAGGTCTTCAGTTCAGAAACAAAGGATGGCGATTAGGTGAGGAACTGCCAGAAATAACCCTGAACGGTTGGATGAATGAACATTTATACCCATCACTGAATGCAGTTAATCTGATGTATCCGTTCGGCAACGATAGCTCCACCACTAAATATGATGCTCGCTACGAGATCTCGGAGCCAGAAGTACTTAAGGGTAATAGGGAATGGCCGGGCAATGTTGTCACGAAACTTGACTTCACTTCCTCAATCTCAATAACCGTGATCAACCCGGTGAAATTTTTTTCAATACCAGAGCACGAAGAATATATTTCATTAATTCGTAACCCAAAAATCACAATAGATATCAAAATAGAAATAGTATGCAATGCAATCTTCAACGATAGCCACTATAGCATCGGAGATACTATAGCGCTGAATGGCCAGATGAAGACGTCTTTCGAATCATCTATCTTCGGCGATCCCTCTGACGATCCAAGCATACTAGGCACCCAGACTTTCGACCTCAATCTTGAAAACACCAAGGTTCGAGGGCATTCTTTCGTCGAAGATATGAAAACCATGCTAATAAATTTGGAAATGGAAATCCAAACTTCAGAAGATATTGTATTTAAATAGCTCATGGAGAGGGGGCAGGGCCGCCCCTCCTATTGTTAAAGCGTAACCGTTGTTAGTAGTGCCGATAGTGCAGCTGCCCGCGCAGCATCGGCGTTAAACGCTGGGGCTGTCGTCGGCTTTGGGCTGGCCCCGTGAACATGACTCGCGATCTGTCCGGCCATCTCCTCGATTAGGTCAAGTGTGTCGCATAAAACCTTGAAAATGTTGACGCTTTCGGACCCAACATGGTTTTTTGGCGCGACCAGGCGCTGGTTTACACCGGCTAGGCTCTTGCGCACCCCCTTGATTTGCTCCTGCATGTCACCGCCTACAGCGGCGTTGTGCTTCTGACCTACGACCATGTTGAAATCCCGACCGGTTGCCTGGTGTAGATCGTCCACGGCCGCCAGGCTCGCGGATCCGCCCGACAACAGCTTGAGCGCGCCCAGGGCCTCGACCTTCTTAATGCCGCCCACTGACTCGGTCGAATGATCGTCCACCGTCCTGGTGTGATTCTGGAAGCTCTCGGTGTTGTCCAGGGCTTCGACTTCGCGCTCGATCGCCTTGTCCCGGATCTTGCCATCCGTCTGGCGCAGCCAGTTGCCATCAGCGTCGACGCGTTGCTGACAAGCCTCGCTGTGCTGCCAGACCTGGTCGCCTTTCGGCACCCGGGGCAGGCTCAGACCGTGCGGGAGGATCTGCGAGATAAAGGGCTTGTGCGGCAGGCCATACGCGAAGTTGACCACTACCGTTGTGCCCTCCTCCGGAAAGCCCCACATGCCGGCTTCTTGCCCGCCCATCGGTGCTGGCAATGGCACGCTGCTCAGGATTGGCAGAGCCGGATCGGGCTCGCCGTCTGGCAGCAGCACTTCGACATCGACGCCAAAGCGCGGGCGGAAGTCATCGCACAGACCAGGTGCGGCTGGGGCATCAGGCACCGCGACCACGCGGCCAAAGCGCGGCAAGTGATAACCACCGCTCAGTTCAGGGAATTGCCGGCCTACTGCGCGGTGAATTGCGTCTTCCATCGGATGGCCATCTGGTTGCCAGCGAGCGTCACGGATGTGACACGATCGCCTTGGTTGATCGATGCACCTGGTCGCAACCCGGGAAGGGCTGCGACCATGGCGCTTTGATTGCTTTGGTAGCCGTCGAACAGCTCGATCGGCAGTTGCAGCGGCTCGCGGACACCGAAAAAGCTGTCGGCCCAACTACCCACGAACACCTCGCCGTCACCCTGCTGTTGCCAGATAAAGTCGGGAATGCCGAACACGCTGGCCAAGCTGTCCATCGCCTGGTATCCGGCGGCCAGACTGTAGAAGTATGGCGTTTTGATCTTGGCATAGGGCTTGTCCGGCACGCGGAAACGTAGCCCGGTTTTGCTGCTGACCTCGGCCAGTACCGCCTGTAGATCCACATGACGCAGATTCAACGGCAACGGATTGGCCAGGATCGCGGCCAGCTCACGGCAGTACACCACCTGCTCGATACTCGAGGCGAATGTGGAACGCTCGACGTAGCCGATGAAGTGGCGCTGCAGCGGTCTGTCGTTGTAACCGACATCGAGCATCACTAGTCCTTTAACAGCGGCGCTGGCCTTGATGGTGAACGTCGATCGGCCGGGGCTTTTGAGGTCAAGCCGAACGTCATCGCTTACCAGGGGGTACACGGTGCCGTTGATGGTCAGCACCTTATGCAGCTTCATGCTCATTTGGTCGCCCCGCCCAGGAAAGTGTCGAGTTTCTTCAAGGTGGCTTCAAACCCCGTCAGCTCCTCGCCTTGGCCATTAGTTCCGCCAGCGCCAGCACCGGCGACGGCTTGCCCTGGTGCGGATTGCGTGGCCACGCCGTTGCTCGTTCGTCGGCTCTCTACCCGTTCCGGATTGGACAACTTTTCGGACAGCGTGAACTGCACCAGCCAGGCAGCCAGCGAATCGTCCTCCCGGGCACTGACGCCGTCCGAGAACTCCACCTCACGGATACCGAATGCTGCGGCCGTGTCGTTGACGATGCGGTACTTCTTGAGCTGGCCACCGCTGGCCGTCGATTCCGCCAGGCGCATCAGCGTACGCAGCTGCTCCTTGTCCACAAAGGGGATCATCAGAGTCACCGCCAAGGTCTTGGGCTTGAAGCCCTTGTGTCCCTTGTCGGTGTTGCTGGTCTGCCCTGACATGTCGTCGGCTTCAATGCGCAGGTTGGCAGTGACCTTCATCTTTTTACCGAGGATCTGTTCGCCGTCGAGTAACAGTGTCATAAGCCCACCAGTTCGCGAACAAAGCTCAAGCCTTCCAGCGAGCCCACCAGCAACACGCCGACGGACAGCACCCATTCGTGACCAGGGGCCTCGCCCTCGAGCAGCGATCGGCGTAGTTCGTTGACATCACCAGGACCGATCAACCGTGCGCGCATGCTGCTGTCAGCCGATCCGCCGGCCAGCAGCGCCTTGAGGTCATTCAGTTGTTGATCACGACCCTCCTGTTGAGCGGCCTTGCGTGTGGCCAGTGCAGCAAGATCCCCCATCGGCGAGCTGTCCGCCGCGTAGCTCTCCAGCACGGCCAATTGGCCAGCCATGGATTGCTTTGCGGCCTTGACCACGGAGCAGCGTTCCAACGGCAGCGATTGCCAGCGCGGCAACGGGCCGGCGCTGGGCATGTCCCACTTTTCCATCTCCAGCGTCGACAGGTGTTGGGCGCGCCGCTCGGCGCGCACCAGGTCGGGAATCGGCAGCAGTGCATTGAAGCGCGACAGGGTGCCGGACAACTGGGCGAAGTTCGTGCCCAGGAACATCAACGATAGCGCGTACTGCGGACCGGTCGGGCGCCCGGTGTCGGTTCCGTCGATCAGTTTGTTCGCCAGCTGCTGCAGCAGATTGGGTGCCGAAAGAAAACGCTGGTTTCCGCGGCCCTGCCCAATGCCACTTTGAAACGGCGTCACGACCAGGCACGCTGGTGCCTCGCCCATTTGTCCGGACAAGGCCGCCCGCCCTGCTGCGATTACATCTTTCGCCGCATCTCCGACCGGTCCCGGGTTGGTGCTGGCCAGTCCGTCGAGGCTGGCCAGGCGCAACGCGGTGTTGGCCAGCTCAACACCGGCCAGGTCCTTGGCGGTCGAGAGGTTGTCCATCCACTGCGTCACCTGCTCAGGCCAGCGCATGGTCACCGGCGCCCAGGTCATGATTGCGAATCCGACCAGGTCACGGCCGCCATGGCATCACAGTCACCAACTGCCAGCGCCAGGTCCAGTTGTTGCTTCAGGTTGTTGGCGCGCTGCAGCAGCTGCAGCTTGAACAAGGTGAACTCATCCCACACCCGCCGCACTTGGGCCTGGGTGTGGGGCCTGAAAGCCTTCACCCCCTGTTCGTCTCTGCAGGCATACGGGCTATCCAGACCGCTCACGATCACCCCCATCAGGTTCAATTGATCGTCTAGCTGGCTGCTGTAAAGGTGGCGTGCGCCCAGCGCCGACGACCAAAAACCGGTCGTGATTGCACCCTCGCACTGCCCATTGATATCGGCCGTTTTGGCCGCGTGCAGACTTGAAGCATCTTGCGCCCATGCCCCGGCCTGCCAACGGTGAGTGGGCGTCGGTCGTGGGATATCGGTCAGGCCTTCGGGCAGATCTCCCAACTGGGTGAACTGCGACGGTTCCCCCGTGGTGGTGTCGTACACCTCACCACGCAGATCTGCCAGTTCCTCCGGGACACCGTTGACAACGCACCAGGTATGGCCAACCCGGGCAGGTGGCAAGACCTTGTTCAATTCCAGCGCATTGAACGGCAATTGCGTCCCAAGTCCTGGAACGATGGGTAACTCCACCGGACCTTCCAAGATTCCGGACGGATGAATCAGATAAATCACTGTCATGGCTGCGGTTCTCAAATCACTTTAAGGCGGCGGGGATATGCAAGGTTGGACGGACGCGTTTCGCCAGCGTTACCCACCAAGGGGCCGGCGATGGCGACGATGGAGCCCGACACGTAAGAACCGTTCGCCAAGTTGAGCGTGGCGGTCAGCGAACCCGCCAGCTGACCGGTTGGCATATTGGTGTTGAAGCCTTGGAGAGAAGCAGTCGCACGACCTAAGTCGATGCCTCGCCCTTCGTCCGCCGTTCTAACGAACATGCCTCGTACATCGAGCAAGCGAAAAGTGGTGCTACCGTCACCGGCGGAAAAATAACTTTGGTAACTGGGCCAATTCGCTTCAGTGGTCATCATTCCCGAGGCAGCTGCATGGTCAAAAAGCCAGGGCAAATTGGCCCGCACCTGCAGTGTTCCGTTGGGAATGCCATAGCCCCCAGGTGGAATCGAGGTCGAGGTCATCGTAGGCATAGCGCCCAACGGTGTGGGGTCGAGCCTCGCGATCGGCAGCCAGCCGCCGCTGCCGTCCGAGCGCAAGTGCCACCAATCGCCACAGCCCATCAGCAACAAGTGTGGATAGCCGACACCGTTCAGATGAATGTGAAACCGGATCTTGTCCCCCGCCTGGGTATTGACCACCAGCAAGTTGCCGCTGTTGTCCACGCGTCGCACCAAGATATCGATCACCCCGACAGCGACCGACGAAGGCAAGGTAACGGTTCGGGTGCCGGCGGTTGCATCAATGTTCACGATGCCCCGGTGGTCAGCGGTCAACACGGCATTGGCGGAAAGCGTCGTTACTTTCTGGCGTGTGGCGGACGTGACCAGACCACGCTTGTTCACCAGCACGCGATCGTAGAAGCCTTGTTCGACACCGGTTTCGGCAGTGACCAGGGCGATCGCACCCGCGACCATTTTGGCGGTGGCCAGAATTTCGCTGTCGGTGACGGTCGGGTCGTCTGTTTTGGCATTCGGTAGATTGCCCAGGTCCACGTCGTCCTTGGTGGTCGCCCTGGCCCGAAGGTCCGGGTAGTCACCGACACGCGCCGCAAACTGCGTGACCAGCGGCCCACTGATCGGCTCCACCGAACGGCGGTCGGTCACGGTGGCCGCGTTCGGCAGATCCGCGATCGCCACGCAATAATGCCGTGCGCCGGCACTGTCGGTGTAATCCACCTTTTCGGCACCAAAGACCACCGCCCAGGTCGCCACCACATCGCTCAATTCACGTTGCAGGCAGACGTCCAGCCAGGCGGCGGTGGGAATTGCCGGAGGCGCCACGGGCAGCACGGCCGAGCGTACCAGGCGAATCCCCTCCACGTAGGCGGTGCCCGGTTTGAGTTGATAGACACCGCCGACTTTCTCCAGCTGCAGCGAACTGCCGAAGAAGCACGCACGGCCATAGATGTCGCGGTTACTCAGGCGCTCGCGTTCATCGATGCCAGCTAGGCGCACGGTAAAGTCATGCTGCCAGGTACTGGCATCGATGCTGATGCCCGTCAGTGCCAGGGCACCGTCGAACACCACTAGGAAGTTGCGCGTCAAGTTGTTGCCAATCTGCAGCGGCGGAATGTTGCGCCGCTTGATTTGCAGCGGCACGTAAGCCACGGCGAACAGCACGCCTTCGGCTGACTCGAGGCCGATCCAGTTGAAATCCCAGTCGCCGACATCGGAACCGATCTGGGCGCTGTACACAACCTGGTTGGGGTTTACGTAGCCGGCGTTATCCTCGGGGATGTCGTAGACGTAGACGATCTGGCCGGCCGCCGGTTTCGGCGCGGCGCGATCGACAGGGCCACTGGGATCAAGGCCGGGGACGTTGGCAAAGATGAATCGAGCCACATCAAGGCCCTGTTGGGCGGCATGTTTCTCGGCGATCAGGTTTTCACCCGCAAGGGTAATGCTGGCTCCCATGGGGGCTCCTAAAGGCTGGCAACTAGCGTCTGCTGGTCGTCGTTGAAGTCGACCACCGCGATGCGAAACGGCACCGGTGTGATGGTCACGAAGTCATAACGGCGGCAGGTGCGGCCGTATTGCTGGATCAGCACCCGCAGCAGCTCGGGATTTTGCGAGAGCTGGGTGTCGGAGAAACGCAGCAGCACCACGTCCCAGTCCCGATCGGGCATGCGCTCCTCGATCTCGACGTAACCGACGCCGAGGCGCTGCAGGATGCGTTTCATGCCGGCGGTGCTACCGGCGTCCACTGCGTTGATGAAGGCGTATTTCACGCGCAGGCGGTAAAGCGCCTCCGGCTCGTCCTTGAAACGGGTGATGTCGCGTTGCCAGGCCAATAGATCGAGAACCACCAGGTGGCAGTTATCGGCATCCAACTGCAGCAGTGGCCAGCGCAACCAGCCCTCGACTATTTCCCACCAGGACTGGGCGGCAGCGGTGAGTTTTGTCAGCTCGGTACCGCCCAGCCAGAAACGCAGGCTCAACTTAATCATTGGCCACCACCTCCAGGCTCTGAATGCGTGGGATGGTCAATTCCGAAAGGATGTCTTTGTTGTCGAAGTGCAGCGACTCGATGCCCGGAAACTGCTGGTGCAGCTCTTCCCCCAATCGGCTGAAAGAGAAGCGCGACTGGGGATAAGTCAGGGTCGGCTGGTAGTCGCTGGTCGTGCTCTCGCGAAAGGCCGCCCGAATGAACAATGCGGTTTCATCCAGCAAGGTTTCGCGCTGGGCCGTGGTCAGGGTCGAGCGCGGCCAGAGATTCAGACGCAGGGCATGCAAGGTTTCGGGCATGACCATCACCAGCAGGTCGTCGCCGTGACCATGGTTGCCCTGGTCGCGAATGTGCGCGTTGATTTGCGCTAGGTACGTCGCCGCCGGGACGTCCGCGTCAAACAGCACAAAGGCGTTGGCACTGCCCGGGCCACGCGGTGCGCCGTGTTCGAAATACACGCCGTCCGGACGTACACCCGGGAACGCAGAAATCATCGCCCGGTACACCGCGTCGGTATGCCATTGGTTCACAGCCGAGAACTGATTGCGCACCCGTAGGCGCAGCTCGTCGTTAGGCTCCCTGTCCGCCCCGGGCGTGGTCAACCAGCCATCGGTGTTGGCCACCTGGGCGATGCCCGGGATCGGCGCCGGCAACACGGCGTAGTACCCCGGCGCCAAGTTGAAGCCGCTGCCCACGTCGACCGCTTCGACCGGGATCTGCAGCTGCATCACACCGTCGGTGAATGTACCGATCGCGGTGGTGACCAGTTGGTAAACGTGACCATTGATCGCAGCCGACTGCACCACGGTGCCCTTGGCGACCTCGAGGGCGCCGCCGGCGGCCACACGGGTGAACAACAGGACACCCCTGGCCTTGGTCGCGCCCTTGCGTTCGACGTTCACGCTCCAGGCCAGCATGTCCAGCCAGGCATCCACAGCGGTTTTGACAAAGAAGTTCGGCAGTACCGTGCTGATGAAAAAGTCGAGAATCCACATCACCGGCTTGGTCACCAGTGCGGTGATCACACGCCAGAACGGTGACCAGGTGCTGGTGTTGCTCAGCTTGCTGCCCTGGGCGACAACTTCCGCCTCCCAAGCCTGGCGCAGGCCTTCCTCGGTGGTCGGGATGCCGGCGTCGGTTAACGCCTGCTTGAAATCTACATCGCTCACACCGTCACCTCGATCGTGCCGAACTTCAGGGTTTTGGCCGTCACCAGGTACTGCCCAGGGTCGAGCTGGCGGATCTGGGCCGTTCCCGGTACCAGACGTTCGTCCGCCTCCACCAACAGCTCCAACTGCTGGATGCAGTCGCGCTGCTTCAGGCTGTTGCGCTCGGCGACCAGGGTCACCAGCAGGCCGCTGTCGCGGATCATGTGCGCGATATCCTGGGCGATGCTGGCGCGATCGTCGATCAGCACCGGCTGTCGCGAAGGATCGAGCACCAGGTCGTTGTCGACGATCAGCAGATCGATGTATTCGCTCATCCGCCCACCGCCATGCTCACCATGTTTTCCATCTCCAGCGGGGTCATCGGCTTGTTGTTTTGAATGGTCAGGTGCTCCACATGCGTGCCCTTGTTCTGGCTGCTGGTGTTGTTTTGGATGCTGGTCAGCAGTCCACCCGGCGGTACACCGACGGCGCGCGTCGGTGACAGGCTTGGGATCGCCGAGTTGATGGTTTGCTGTGCATTGGGTCCAGCGCTGGCGGCGCTGGCCGCGCTCATGGTGGCATCAACCCCGGGCGCTTCCGGCATACCGCCGAAACGCGCCTCGATGTTCACGCCGGGGATGCTGTTGATCATCTCGATCAGGCTGTTGATGGAGCTGTAGAAGACATCGACGATGCTGTCCCAGGCGCCCTTGGCCATGCTCGACCAGCCGCCCATGGAGTTGAACCAGTCAGACAGTGCCTGGAACTGCTCGCTGACCCACTTGAATGCCTCGCTGTTCATCAGCGCCGCCGTCCATTCGTCCCAGTACACAACCGCCATAGCGACGATAGCGATCAACGCCAGAATGCCCGCGACGACCAGCAAGACGGGGTTGGCCCACATAGCGGCGTTAACCAGCCAGATCGCGGCCTGCCACAACAGCATCCCGCCTCGGATGATTCCCATCGTGGTGTACAGCAGCGTAAGGCCAGCCACGTACACCGCGATGACAGCCACCTGCAGCAGGAATCCGGCAACGGCACGCAGGTTGAGCAGTTGCACCACCTTCCAGACGGTCACTATGGCAAGCCAGGCCATCCGTCCGGCGCCGACGGCAAAGGTCAGCAGCGACATGGCGGCAATGAGCGCCAGGATGGTCAGCGTGGTGATGCCGATCACCCGGGTGATGTTCGGGAAAAGCTGGGTCCAGCGGGTGAACGTGCCGGCAATGCCACTCAGCTTGGCCATCAGCGGGGTCAGGATAGGAATTAGCGCCTGGCCGAAGGCAATGCGCAGCGCCTCGACGGCTGCTGCGAACTGCTGCCAGGGGTCGACCATGGCGTTGGCCATGTTCTGGGCGTCCTCGAGGCCGCGCACTTTGCCCAACTTGTCCATGCTGTTGCGCAGGCGATCAGTATCCTTGGCCAGGGAGGTGATGACCTGAGCCCCTTCCCCGCCAAACGCCTCCATCAGTTTGGTGTTGGCCGACGCGCTGGTCAGATCGCCCAGCTTACCCTGCAGCTTTTCCATGATCTGCAGCATGGGCAACGCTTTGCCATTGGAGTCGGTGAACTTCAGTCCCATCTTTTCGGAAGCGGCGCCGAGGTTTTCGAAGAAAGCCTTGTAGCGGCCGCCGGCGTCGCCCCCCTCCATGGTGCTGCTCAGCGAGCCGATCACCGCGAATTGCTCAGCGATATCCACACCGGCGGCGGTGGCGATCGAGCCGACTTCCTTGAAGGCGTCCTTGAGCTGGGCGCCGTCGGTTCGGAACAGTTGCACCGCCAGCGCGGTCTGTCCGCCCAGTTTTTCAACCCATTCGCCCCTGCCCATGGCGTCAGCCTGGCCCTTGAACAGGTTGTACATGGTGCCCACGTAGGCGCCCATGGTTTCGGCATCGGACTTGGTGGCCTTAGCCAACAGGTTGCTGGTGTTGGTGAAGGTGGCCAACTGGCTGCCGGTCAGCCCCTTGATAGCGCCCTCGATGGAGTACGCCGAGGCGACAAAATCCCGGGCGTTCTCGCCATAGTTGACCGAGAACTCCAGAGCCTTCTGGTTCAGCGCGGTCAGTGCGTCCTCAGCGACGCCCAAGGATTTGACCTCGCCCAAAGCGCGGTTCATCTCCAGGGCTGGCTGCAACGACTCATTGATGCCCACGAACGCACCCGTCACCCCGCCTAAGCCCAAGCCCATCGTTTTGATGTTCTTTTCGCTTTGCTCGGTCAGCTCGGAGAAACCCATTTTCACCTTGCCCAGTGGTGCGGTGACCTTGTCGGTCAGGGCCAGGATGAAGTCCAGACGGGCGCTACGGTCGGCCATGTGTTTCCTATCCATTCAGCGCATGGGCAATGCCGTTGGCCACGGCAAACTCCATGCGCTTCCAATGTTCGTCTTCCAGCCACTTGGCCGTACCCATGTTTTCAATGCTGGGCTCGGCACCAGGCAGCCACCGATTGGTCAGGGCCAACAGTTGGCCCAGTCCGTCTTCGGTCAGGCGGTCAGCGTGCTCAAGGGCTTTTTTACGATGATCTCAACGTCAGGGGCGTATTCCTCGAGCAGCGCACCGGCGATCTGCATGGTCATCACCGGGTTGACCAGCAGCTCGCGCAATGCGGCCTTTTCAGCCGGCAGCACGGTGCTGCTCAGCAGGTTGAAGGACGGCGCGACCTTGTTGTTGGCGGTCATGGCGTTGAAGTACTTGGTGACGTCCTGGGGCGACAGGGTGAAAGTGAATTCCTTGGTACCGACTTCCAGGGTGATGTCGCGGGATTGGATCTGGCTCATGTTCGTGTCCGTTGTAGTGGTTGGTTAAAGGGGGGATTCAGGTCAGCGCAGGCACACCTGGCGCACGTAGTCCTGCAGGCCCAGGATCATTTGCTTGCTGAGGGCAAGCTGGTCTCTGAGGGTGAAATAATCCGATCGAGCGTCTGCTGCGAGTTCGGTGGTGCCTGCATCAGCCACGCCGCCGGCGCCGGTGGTGTGGGGCGTGCTGACGCTGCAGGTGGCTTTGATACGCAGCCGCTGACGGCCATCGGCAACATCAAGGCGCAGAGTGTCGATTTCAGTGCGTGCATCGTTCAGTTCCTGGGTGCGGTTACGGTCGATTGCGTCTCGGATGGCAAGCATTTCGCCGCTGATGCGGGCGGCCTCGCGCAGGCCATTGACCTCAAACTGCGCGGCGTCCCGTTCTTTACGGGCGGTGTCGCGCTGGCCTTCCAGGATCTGGAATCCAACGAAGGCCGCCAGGCACACCAGCAGCGGAAACAGGATCTCGCGGAACATCACAGGCCCTCCGCGCACATAGCCGCTTCGGCCCGCCGGCGAGCGTGCAGCCCTGGTACAAACTGCTTGCGGCCCTGGGCATCGGTGACCGACGACCACACCGGGGTCTTGCCGTCCGGCCCCCAGGCCAGTGCCTTGCAGCCCTCGGCGATCCGGCCGGCATTGATCAGGCCTACAGACCGACTGGAGCAGGTGCTGGGCACTCCGAAGTTATGGCCGTGACTGGTCAGTGCGTCGAAGGTCTTCTGCCCGATCGCCGGATTGCTCAGGCAGTCAGCCAGAGCCAACTGGCCTTTCTCGACCACCAGCTGCTCCACCTCGGCGCAGCGCGCCGGCGACCAATAGTCACCAACCACCAGCGGATAGGGGCTGGTATGACGAGTGATGCCCTTGCACACCGTGGGCAGGCCCCGGGCTAGTTGGTCGGGGTAGACGACGTTCTGGCCGCTGCCCTCCCACTTGCCCAGGAACGCGAGCAGGGGCGCGCTGGCCAGCACGATGGCGCCCGTGGCGATCTTGCTGCGCAGGCTCATGCGAACAGGATCCTGAGCAACGCCGGCCCGACCATCTGCGCGACGACACCCAGAACGGTCAGTATCGCGAGCATTCGGGTCACCTTGGTGCCGATATCGGACACGGTGGCGGTCAGCTCGCGCTGGCCGTTATTCAGGTCCGAGAGCTGGACGGCCATGTGTTCGAATTCGCCTTCCAATCGAGTGACCCGCGTTGGGACGGTTTCATGGCGGTCTTCCAGGTCGCTGACGCGGTGTTCAAGCACGGCGTAACGGCTTTCCAGGCTGGCTTTCGGGGTGGCGCGAGCGGTCATCGGCGCTGTCCTTGCTCGAAAAGGGTTTGGCACGGCACGCAGCGGGTCATACCGCCCAGCACCTGGCGTTTTTCCGGGATTGGCTTATCGCAATCTTCACAGTGGGTCAGGCTTGGCCCGCTCGGCCGCGTGCGGGCCAACTGGGCGGCGATCGCCTGGTCACGCTGGCGTTGCTCCAGGGCCTGGGCGCGGTCGAACGGGCAAACCATCAGCGCAGGCCCTCGATCTCGGCCGCTGCCAGGTACGGCACGCCGTTGACGCGGATGAAGTCCGGACTGGTGACCTCGAACGGTACTTTGTGTTTGGACTTCTCACCGCCTTTAGGGTCGACACTGAGCAGGCTGGACACCTTCAATTTGCAGCCGAAGGCTTCGATGCGCAGTTCCTCTTCGCCAGCCTTAGCAAAGAACACCGAATCGAAGGGTTCCAACTGGCGGAAGCTGCCAGCGGTACGAGCGGCCTCGATCAGCAGGTTGAAGTTGCTGGTGTCGAACTCGAACTCGCCACTGGCAGCCACGTCGCCGTCGACATGCCCATTGGGCACGCCACGGGTCTGCGCCACGGCAGTGTTGTCAGTGATATCTAGGGTGCAGCTTTCGACATGGATCTGCAGATCGCCCAAGTTGATGTCGAAGTTTTTACCGCCAATACGGGACATAGGGGATTACTCCAAATCGTCGCTGGAAAGGTCGAGGGCGATGTTGGCCGTCAGGTCTTTCGGGCAGTTGAGCGGCCGGATCTTGATGTAGATCTCGACCTTGGTTTGGCTGAGCCACACCAGGGCGATGTCGCCGTCCTTGGGCGGCTCAATTTCCCCTGGGAACACCTGGCTGGCGAACGTGGCGGACTTGGCCATCTGGCGCAGCGGTTTCATGAACGCGCTGATCGCAGCGGCCATGCTGTTCGGCGAGTTGTTCAGGCGACGATCACCAACGCGACGGATCAACAGCGGGCGGATCTGGCGAGCGGCCTTATCAGCTAGGCGCAGGTACTCGACGACCTGAAAGTCACTCGCCGGCGCGTCGAGCATGTTGCCGTCACCCCAGAACACGCCCGGGTAGTCGGGATAGGTTTGCGACACGGAGAAGCGCGCCTTATCCAGCTCGGCGCGGATCGCGGATGGCAGCGGTACGGCTGCTTTGTCGACAGGGACGGTGCCCAGGCCCAGCAGCGCACCAGACGCCACGCGCATGGGGCTGTCGGCGATGCTGACGGCCGCGTTGGCCAATCGTCCGGCCAACACACCCAAATCGTTGCCGTGCAGCTGAGGCACGACCAGAACACGCGGCGCGGCGACGTCGGCGGTGATTACCTTTTGCTCGAGCAAGTAATCCGACCAGGTCTGCAGCGCGGTGATGCCGGCAGTCGCCGCCATCACAAAGACGCGACGGCCGTAGGTGTTATTCAAGGCCACGGCCGCGTCATGCATAGCGGTGAGTTCGGCTTTTGCCGTCACCGGTGTGGTGATCACTACCGCCTCGACGGAAAAGCCTTGCTGCTGAGCTTTGTCCAAGGCATCGGACCAATCGTCATCAGCCCCAATCGGTGCTGCCAGGCAGGCCCAGCGATCGCCGCCATTGAGACGTGCTGCGGTGATCTGGGTTTTCAGGTCACTGGCTGGAATGCCAAGGGTGCCGTCGAGGTCGCTGTCGGTGTTGAGGGGGAGCAGCTGGCCGACGTTTTTGGCGCCGGTGCCAATGAAAAGGAAATAGCGCTCGATCTCGGTCACGGCACCCTGGCCGAGGTTGAGATTGTTGACGCTGACTTTGCCGAGTGCCATGCACTGCCTCGCTAGCGGGGTGAATTGAGGATTTGTTGAAGCACCTGGTTAACCAGCAAGCTGGTGTCCCGGTCGGTGCTGACGCCCAGGAACTGGCGCTTGGGCAGGGTGATTTCCCAGCTCTGCGCGCCGCTGCTCTCGGTCTTTTCGTCGTCCAAGATGCGGATCAGCAGCCCCGCCTTGGCGTAGTTCACATGCTCTTGAATCCAAGCCACGGACGGCCGGGACAAGGTCTTTTTGCCTTCCTGACGCACCTTGAAGCCCAAACGGCGCAGACGCTTTGCCTGTTTTTCCGTGGCGGCCAGCCCTTCCGGCACCCGGTTCCAGCGGCGCATCTGGGCAGCGGTGCGACGCTCGCTGACACCGTTGTGCTGCTGCGCCGCGACCCAACTGGTCAGGGCGTTACGCCAACCCAGCGCGGCTTCATCTGGGCTTATGCGGGTGACCTGCATCAGCTTGGCCAAACCAGCTTCCATTTTCTTTTTGCCCTTGACCGAACCTTTACGCTCGGCGAACGGCGAGCCATCCAGGTTCTGCTGGTCGCGCACGCGCTTGCGGCTCATGGTCCGCACGCGCTTGCTGACGTTATTCAGCAAACGCCGGCGCAGCTGCGGCGGCAGACTGAGCAAGGCCAGTTGCTCACGCACGCCCAGGTAACCCCGGGTGTCGAGCTCGAACGTGCTACGACCGGCCACGGCTCACCACCTCGCCCTGCTCGGCTGTCCACAGGTCAAACGGCACCAGGCCCCACGTCTTGCCAATCGCCTCGATCGGGCCGTTAGGATCCTCGGCCATGTGCTGGGCTTCGACGAATTCGAGGCTCAGCTCGACGTCGGCCAGATCGTTGTCCAGGGGCTCGATCATGAATTTCGGCACCGACAGGCCGTCGCGCAGGTCGTCGTTGCTCTCCAGCCAACTGCCGACCAGGGCCATCAGCAGCGCCGGGTTGGCAGCAAAGCGCTCCAGCACAATGACGGCGGTGTACTGCATGTCGCCCAGGTGCATGCCGTTGGGGCCTGGCTTCCAGATCAAGTCCAGATTGACCTGCTCGGGCCAGCTGTCGACCTGCTCGGGCAGCACCATACGGCTGTCGATCAGGTACTTGGTCAGGGCACGGAGCTTGATCACAGCAACGCCGCCGTAATGCGGCCACGGCCCTGCAGTGAGCGGACGGCCTGCTGGCTGAACTCCAGAAAGGATTCCTTGCGTTCAGGTGCTTCCTTGCCCAGGTTCTCGGCGCTTTCACGACGCACGACCGAGGCAAACTCCGGCAGCAGGTTGGCTTTGGCACGGCAATACACGGCGCGTTTGTACGTCGCGGCTTGAAAGGTGCGCTCCGGCAGGACGGTGGTGTCTGCAGACTCAACGCTTGACACTCCAGCACCCTGCCAGCGCGCTTTTAACTTGGCCAGGTCGCGATTGACCTCGGTCATGGCGGTATTCAGGTTGATGACCAGCATCTCTACCAGGTGCTCCGCCGGCAGGCGGTAACCCTTCTGAAACTCGGCCACGGAGAGGTTCGGCCAGAAGCCGTCGTTCTCGATCGCTTGTTCCACAATGGTGGTGGGGTTCCCGGAAAAGCTCATTGCTGGCCACTCAAATAGGGCGGGGAGACAGTTTTTCGTGAGGCTGGCCATGAATGGCAGACACACGTCCACAGTTCCCCGCTGGGGGGGTAGTCGGTTATTGGGCGCCGGTGACGGCGGGTGTCTGTTTTGCGATCGCCTTGCGGCATTTGGCAATGCGCGTCTCGTTGCCGGCTTTCGCGTAAAGCTCAGTGGAACGTTCCAGGTGCTTGAGCGCGGTTTCCCACTGCTCGGCTTCCATGGCGCGCATGCCGATCAACTTGTGGTACTTGGACGGGATCTGTTCGGTCAGCTCCCATTCGCCATCGACACGCGGCAGCAGGTCGGACAGGTACGGCTCCGGACTGCGTTGGGCGTTGTATTCGGTGTAAGCCCACTCGATCACGGCGTCCGCGACGAAGGTCTGCACGTCGCGGCGCTTGAAGCGCTCCGGCATTTCCTGGCCCTGCTCGATCGCAAAGTCCGCCAGCTCCAGCCCGTCTTCGAATTGCTCGGTGTCGAACAGCCAGACCATTACCTGCACCAGGACACGGTTCGGCATCACCAGGCCCGATTCCATGTAGCGCTGGATAAAGTCCTGGTACTTGGGCAGCAGTTCCTCGCGTTTGAGTGCCTGGCGTCCGGCCAGTCCCTTGATCGCACTCAGGCGCTCCAGATCCTGATCCAGCGACGCTTCCTGCAGCAGCAGGTGTTTGCGGGCGTTGGCCGGACTGCTCAGGGCTTCTGCCGGCGAATACGCCAGCGGTGCCGCTGCAGCAGCCATCACTGCAGCGGTGCCCTGCGCCAAAGTGCGGCGCTTGTGGGCAAGGGCCAGGCTCACTTCACCAGCTCCACGTTCTCGGTCATCGCGAACTTCTCCAGCTGCTCGATCACGTAGCCTTCATTGCGGCTGTTGTAATCCTCGACGCGGGAGCGCTTGGAGTTTTCCACGGTCTGCTTGCGCCAGCTCGAATCCTGGAAGTAGATCGACAGGTTGTCCCAGCTGGTAACCACCACGGCGTTGACTGGGAAGAACGGCACACTGAAGCTCGGTAGACCGCCGTAGGTGGCGATCACCTGCGCTTCTTCGATGCGCTCTTTTTCGGTCGGCACGTCGCCTTGCTTGGCGTACAGCTTCGCCTTGTCAGCAGCCAGCAGGTCAGTACCGATAATCGCGATCAGGTCACCGCCATCACGCAGGCGTTCGTCCACCATCTGCTTGGTGTCATGCACCAGAGCATCAAGATTGGCGTAGTCGCCACCCACGCCCAGGACTACCTTGCCGGCGGTCTTGCCTTCCTTGAGCACCTGGGCCGGGATCTGCTCACGCGCCTGCTGCAGCCAGCCCTTGTTCACGTCCTGCAACATCGGGAAAGCGTCGATATCGGTTTGCACGGCAGCGTGCGTACCATGGAAACCGACCATGATGCGATCCAGGGCGATCTGTTTCTGCACGGCGGCCGAGTAGCGCTGGTGGAAGTCCGGGAACTTGGCCCAAGCGTCGATTTTCGCGTACGGCAGGCCCACGTCGGATTCGGTCGAGGACAGCTCGTAGGTGGTCTGATCCAGCGCCGAAACGTCTTTGGCTTCGCGGTCGGTGGTCTTGGTGTTGGTGCGGCCGGTGACCGGGCCAGAAACGCCAATGAATACCTTCTGACCCTTGATCTCGGTCACCGGAATGACGTTGATGCGCTGCAGGAAATCCGACTTGGCGGTAATCGCGTCGTTCAGTTCCTGGGCGATCGTCGGATCTACGCTGAACTGTTTGCTGGCCAACTCCACGCCATAGGTTTCGGCGATGTCGAGCTGCAGCTGCGCATACATTTTCGCGCCGTAGGCGCTCAGATTGGCCATGTCAGAGCACTCGCGGTTTGGTTTTGTCGGTCGCGCCGGTGGTGCGCGGCAACGGACGGCCCGTGGTGGTGTTCTCCAGTACAGAGAACCGCTTCGAAAGATCCGACAGTGCAGCCAGCACGGCCTTGTTGGAGCCACCCTTACGTGCGAACTCGCGCTCTTCTTCTGCAGCGGCGACGATCTCGTCCACCGCCGCGCTTACGTCATCGATCGGGGCTTGATCGGGTTCTGGTGCTTCTTCGGCTGCAGGCTCGATCACGGCCTGAATGCCGGCAGCGACGACCAGCAGCTGCGCCAGCAGGGCTTTCAAAGCCGTTGCGGTAGCTTCATCCATTGGGGGTTTGCTCTCGGTTGGGGTTTGCGGAGTGGTTTCGGTGGGGTTGTCTTCAGCGCTGAAACGCTTGAACAAACCAGTGAGCAGCGCGGTGAGCTTGCCCAGCTCGCCCTTCTGTTCGTTTTCACGGAAGGAGCCCAGCTCAACGGAGGACGCAAAGTAGGCGTCCCGGCTGGTACGACTGGAGAAGTAGAGTTCCTGGGTGCCCACGCTGGCGGGCTCGTCAGTGACCGCAATGCCGGTCATGTAGGCTTTGCCACGGCCACGGAAATTCGGGCGAATTTCAATGCTGGTGAAGATCTTTTCCCCGGCATCGTTCAGGCGCAGCAGCTTGTCGTTGGGCTTCAGCTGCGCTTCAAGGGCGACTTGGCCAGGCTCCAGATTCACGTCTTCTTCAACCAGACGGACAGCGAACACCGTCCCGAAAGAACCGAACCAGCGGTCGTGTTCGCACCAGATAACGGCGGTGTACAACGCCGGGTTGTACGTTTCCGCGATGTCGCGCAGTTCCTGGGGAAGGATCTCGCGGCCATCGACGGTCGGGCCGCTGGTGGCAACACGTTTCCAGTAGGAGACAAGGGAACGGGGCATGAGTGGTAACTGCGCTCAATCGTTGAATGAGCCGCCACGATAGGGAGCCGTTAGCCCCCAAACAAACGGTTCAAATTCGTGTTTCTCCTATATCCACGATATAGGCGGATCACGGAATTTAACCCCGCGTTTCCCGCGTTTTCGCCGCATAGACTGCGGCCCATGAACTACCCGACCGAAGTCAAAGAAGCCGCTAAACGCCTCTACCTGCGCCGCTGTTCGGTAAAGGAAATCCAGGCGCATTTGAAGCTGCCCAACATCCGAATCGTCTACTACTGGATCCGCCAAGGATGCTGGGACGAGATGCTGACGGACGAGGAACCGCTGACCGCCATCAGCCGGCGGATCACCCTGATCCTGGAGAAAGTCGACACGCTGTCAAAGGGCGAACTCGACGAACTGGAGCGCCTGACCACCCTGCGTGAACGCCTGATTAAGCAGTCGGCCAAGCCTGCGCCGGCAGCGTCGTCCGACAGTCCGGACGCGCCCCGGGAACGTCCCTTGGGCCAGCGCCGCGATCGGGGCGATGGTGGCGGCAAGAAGCGCGAAAAGAAGGCCAAGAACGACATCAGCGACCTGACCGAAGTGGACTTCCTGGATAAGTTCATCTCGAAGATGTACGGCTACCAGAAAGAACTGTTCGAGGCGAAACAGAACCCGCTGACGCGGCGAATCCGGAACATCCTCAAGAGCCGGCAGGTCGGTCTGACCTACTACTTCGCCGGCGAAGCGTTCATGGACGCCGTGTTGAGCGGCGATAACCAGGTGTTCCTCTCCGCCAGCCGATCGCAGTCGGAGATTTTCCGCAGCTACATCATCCAGTTCGCCCAGCAGTGGTTCGGCATCGAGCTGACCGGCAACCCCATCACCCTCAGCAACGGCGCCGAACTGCGCTTCCTCAGCACCAACAGCAGCACCGCCCAGGGCTACCACGGGCACGTCTACGTGGACGAATATTTCTGGATTCGCGACTTCGAGAAACTCAGCACCGTGGCCAGCGCCATGGGCACCCACAAGAAATGGCGAAAAACCTACTTCTCGACGCCCAGCGCCGTGTCGCACCAGGCTTACCCGTTCTGGTCAGGCGAAGAATTCCGCAACAGCAAGCGTGGCAAAAAGGCCGGCGGTGTCTGGCCCAGCGAATCGGCCTACACGCAAGGCGCGCTGTGTCCGGACGGCCAGTGGCGCAAGACCATCACCCTGGACGATGCGATCGCCGGTGGCTGCGATCTGTTCGACCTGGAGCAGCTGCAGTTGGAGTACGACGAGGACAAGTTCCAGCAGCTGTTCTACTGCAAATTCATCGACAGCACCCAAAGCGCGTTCAGCCTCAAGGATCTGGAGCGCTGCTACTCGGATCTGTCGTTGTGGGAGGACTACAACCCGGACCTGGATCGTCCGTTCGGTAACAGCCCGGTCTGGCTGGGCTACGACCCGAGCCGCACCCGCGACGACGCCACCTGCGTGGTCATTGCGCCGCCGCTCGAACCCGGGGCGAAATTCCGAATCCTGGAGAAGCACAGCTGGCGGGGGCATTCGTTCACCTACCAGGCCGCCCAGGTGAAGAAGCTGACCGAGCGCTTCAACGTCCAGCACATCGGCATCGACGTCACCGGTGTGGGCTACGGCGTGTTCGACCTGGTGCGCGACTTCTACGCGAAGGCGACACCGATTCACTACAGCCTTGAGGCGAAAAACGCCTTGGTGCTCAAGGCCCAGGACACGATCCAAGGCAGCCGCATCGAGTGGGACGCCGGCTGGACGGACATTGCCCAGGCCTTCCTGACCATCAAACGTGGCTCCACCAACAGCGGCCAGATCACCTACAGCGCCTCTCGCACCGAGGCCACCGGCCACGCCGATATTGCGTGGGCGGTGATGCACGCCCTGTCCAACGAACCTTTGAACACCAACAAGCGGCGCCGTAGCCGCTACGTCACGAGTAACCACAGCAGCCATGGCCAACCGCAAACGCAAAAAACCTCACGTAGCCCAACAACCGCAGCAGCCCATGCGCACCTTCACGTTCGGGGAGCCCGAGCAAGTGCTGTCCGGCAACATCGGCGAATACGTGGGGGTATTTCCCAGCGACGACGGCAAGATCTACAAGCCGCCAGTGTCGCGGGTTGGTTTGGCCAAGCTGTTGCGCGCCAACGCGCACCATGGCGCCATTCCGAAGTTCAAGCGCAACCTGTTGCTGCGTGAGTTCATCCCCTCCCCCGGCTGCAGCACGCAGACCATGGGCCGCGCAGGGCTGGACTACATGGTGTTCGGCGAATCGTATTGCTACAAACACCGAAACGCCTTCGGCCAGACCCTGACGCTCGAACACCTGCCGGCGATTAACATGCGGGTCAAGGTCGGTGGTGGGTTCGTGATGTTGCTACCCGACAACAAGGAAATGGAGTTCGACCAGGACGAGATCGCCCACGTCCTGGACTACGACGTGGAACAGAACATCTACGGGGTTCCGGACTATCTGGGCGGTCTGCAGGCGCTGTTGCTCAACGAAGCCGCGACCCTGTTCCGCCGCCGGTACTACAGCAACGGCGCGCACGCCGGCTACATCTTCTACACCAACGACCCCGACCTGACCGAAGAAGACGAGGACGAGCTGCGCGCACAGATCAGTGCCAGCAAGGGTGTAGGCAACTTTCGCTCGATGTTCGTGAACATCCCCAATGGCAAGGAAAACGCGATCCAGATCATCCCCGTGGGTGATTTCCAGGCCAAGGACGAGCTGGAGAAGGTCAAGAACATCACCCGAAACGATGTCATCGCCGCCTGGCGCATGAACCCTGCTTTGGCCGGCATTATTCCGGAAAACACCGGCGGTTTCGGCGACATCGAGAAGATCGATCGGGTGTACACCAGCAACGAAATCCGGCCGATCTGCCAGCTGTTCAACCAGCTGAATGAGACGCTGCGGGGAGATAGGCGATTCAGCTGGCGACAAGAGCCATAAGCAGTGGATACCACTACATGAAGCACTCAACAGAGAGAATACCACTACATATTGTGGCAATATGGCGGCGATCAGCTGCCCCTGGGGAGGGACATAATGAGAGTTGTATGCAAATGCGGACACAAGGGCCGGATTGCTTCGCGGGAAGAAGTGACCATGGATTTTGTTAAACTGTATTGCCAGTGCCTGGACGCAAAGTGCGGGCACACTTGGGTGGCAAACCTCACGTTCTCACACACGTTAAGCCCGTCGTCGCAGTCGTTCGAGCGGATGCTGATCGATCGCCTGCGCGACATGCCCAGGGCGAAACAGCGGGAACTGTTCGAGCAGTTGGGATCGCAGGCCGTGGCATAGCGGTGAACCGCCAACGCGGGAGCGTCGGCGATCGGGATCATTCAACGGATGGGAATCAGCTCCCTACTGGCTCCTTAGGGTTGATTGCCAGTATCTCGGCCACTCGGCGGACTTGTTGCTGTTCCACCTGGTTTAACCGGCGATACAGATCGATCAGACGACGCTCGATGTTGGTGAGTCCGGCTATATCGAACTCGGTATTTTCGAACGCGGTGTGATCGTTCTTCTTGCGATCCAACATGCTTACTACTCCATAAAGTGCATTGCTGAATCGACTTTATGGGGGGCGGCAAACAGCTTTGGAATCAGGGCAATCCCAATGGATCAAAGGCTTTGTTGCAAGTTAAGACCGATGCCGGGCGGCGTCGTCGGCCATGGCTTCAAGGAAGCGGCGGATCGCTTTTTGATCGTCGTCAGAGATCGTTCTGAACTGGTGAATCAACTCCTCTTCCGAAGCACTAAAAAGTTGGCCCAATGGAGTCGAACGCCGACCTGTGAGTACGTATGCAGCATCAACACCACGCTCTTCGAGCGCTGTCACATACCGCAGGTCGAGAGAACTTGCTCCCAATTCGTAGTTTTTCTGCGTGCCCCGACTGACCCCAAGCAACACGCCAAAATCAGTTTGATTTAACCCCAAGCGTTCGCGCTCTTCCCTGAGGCGTTCACCCACTCGATCCGCTATGAGCATTTTTTTAGTCACCACCATTGACTTGATCATTTTTTTGACCAAGAATCACCACAGAGAAACGCAAACAAACATAAACAAACAAGGGGAACACTATGCCCGCCACCGTTACGCACGAGCAAGCCCGGGCGGCTCTCGATCGAAAAGGCGTCAGCATTGCAGAGTTCAGTCGCAAACACGGACTGAACAAAAATTTAGTCAGCGACCTGTTGAACGGTCGGATCAAAGGTCGCCGTGGGGAGGCACATCGAGCCGCCGTACTACTTGGTATCAAAGACGGCGAAATCGAACAGTAGTGGCAGCGTTCAACAGGGAAAAGTAGAAGATGAAAAGCCCGATCCTAAAAACTCGCAAAGAAGTCATGAGCGAGATCATCCGCAGCTACACAGGCGGACGCGAAGCCGCTGCAGAACGCTTGGGAATGAAGCTCAAAAAGTTCGATAACCACGCATACGAAAACGCCGGTTGCAGCCCTCTCAGTGACGCACAGGTCTACATGCTCGAGCAGGACTGTGGCACCCACCACTTCCCGAACTACGTAGCGTCCCTGTACGGCGGCCTGTTCGTACCGGTGGCCGACCCTGAGACGCTGGACAATGTGGAGATGTACGCCCGATCAGTCCAGGTAGCAGCGAAACGCGGTTGTGTTGATCAGGCCATAGCTAAGGCCCTTGAAGACGGCTCGATCAGTAAAGAAGAAGCCGAGTTGATCCTCAACGCGCACAACCTCCACATGGCAGCACGGCACGCGGAAGTGCTGGCAGCAATCGATCTGTACCGCTCTAAATCGGTGAACGGCCAATGAACAATCTGCCTGCAGTACAGGAATATCAGGACATGCTCAAAGCCGCGGCGCTGGTGTTCCTTGAGCGGCATCAGTGCGAACACCTCGGCGATGATCAGCAACTGCTCAAACGCGCAGTTCAACACCTGGTGGCGGACTTCGACGTACTGACCCCAACCGCCGAAAGGATGGTTCATCTGGCCTATAGCGATCTGTCTGCAGCCAACGATCGGCAGCGCCTGGACGTTCTGACCAGCACGCCGACGCACACCGTCATTACCGATACCTCCACCGGTGAGGTTTGGGCCGTCCCTGTCAGCCTGATCTATGAACGCATCCTCAACGCACCGGACAACGGGCGTTTTCGCGTTACCACTCCGTAACACCTAACCAATAAATCCCCGATCCCCCATTCCCGTGGGTTTGGGTGAGCTGCGCCCGAAATTGAGGTTTGACGATGGAAAACGCCATGAACATCAACGCAAAGCTGTCGCCGGATGAGGCTCAAGCGCTCTTGGCCAACCTGCGCGAGCAGTACCGTCTCAGCCTCAATGAACTCTGGTACGCAGACCAATATCGCCTGATCCCGGACGGCCTTCGCCACGGATCAATCCTCGCCAATTGCCCAGTGATGGCGGCACGTAAACACCTGATCGGCGCCCTCGCCGATGCCCTGACTCAAAGCCTCAAAACAGTGAAAAAACCATGAGAGACGATCTTCGAATCGACGTCCTGCAGCGCCTTGAATCCGACTACGGCCTGAAACACCGTACAGGAACCGACTACATGCGCGGCGGCACTTGCCCAGCCTGCAACCAGAAGACGCTATTCACGCGCTTCTCTGCCCCTTGGATGGTCATCTGCGGACGCCCTGAAAAGTGCAAGCACACCATGCCCGTCAAGGAAATCTACGACGATCTGTTTGAGGATTGGAGTAAACGTGCGCCTGCAACCACGGATCAGCCGAACGCTACAGCACGGGCTTATCTGGAGTTCGGGCGAGGCTTCCGCCATGAAGTCCTCGCAGGCTGGTACACCCAAGAAAGTTTCTATTGCCCTACGGCCAATGCCGGCACAGCCACCGTGCGCTTTCCCTTGGAGAAAGGCGGCTACTGGGAACGGCTGATTGATAAGCCCCACCGCTTCGGTAAGAAAAAGGCACGCTTCAAAACGGGCGAAAGCTACAAAGGTGTGTGGTGGTGCCCGCCATGTGTCGATCTGCTGGAAGTCAAAGAGCTTTGGATTACCGAAGGAATCTTCGACGCCATCGCACTCGTACACAACGACATCGCAGCCGTAGCGGCCATGTCCTCCAATGCCTTTCCGGAAGCATCGCTACAGAAACTGGTCGAATTGCGTGCCGGCAAACTGCCGACGCTTGTGTGGGCACCTGACAACGAGCCAGAGGCATGTGAATACGCTCGCCGATGGGTTCGCCTAGCCCGTGAAATGGGATTCACCTGCAGAGCCGCCCTTATTCCCCAGCCAGGCCGCAAAGTCGACTGGAATGATCTCCACCAACGCTGGCAATTCGAAGACGACGAAGAGAAGCGCTTGCACCGCCGCTCCCGTGACTTTGACATTGCACGCCATCAGGGCGACCTGCTGCTGGCCGAGTCGCCCCGGGAAAAGGCGCTGCTGATCTACACCTGGGAAGAGGATGGTTCGGAATTCCACTTCGACTTTGCTAACCGTATGTACTGGGCAAAGTTCGACCTACACAAGCTGGACGAAGAACAGCGAGAACTGCTGAACAGCGATGATCACGACGACCAGCTGCTGAACGATAAAGCCGCGAGACGCAAGGCGTTGGAGAGCGCCTGCTCATTAAAGCTGTTGGCCAACTGCAAGTTCGAGGCTCTGTACAAGCAGGTGAATGAGTCGACCGGCGAAGCTTGGTATTACGTGCGGATTTGTCCGCCAAACGACGCCCCCAGCGAGAAGATCACCTTCACGCTGAAACAGTTTGCATCGAGCGGAGAATTCAAAGCCCGGCTGTTGTACTCCAGCGCTGTCTGGCTGGGCGCACAAAAGCACCTGGATCAAATCTCGATGAAGCAGATCGAGGGCATTAAGAACGTCGAAACCGTGGACTTTGTCGGGTACAGCAAGGAACACGGCGCATACATCTTCAATGACCTGGCTTGCCATAACGGGACGGTGTTTAAACCCAACAAGGACGACTATTTCGAGTTCGGCAAACGCCGCGTGAAGTGTTTGGTCAAGAACGTGAAGATCAATCCCAAGGCCAACCGTGACGGCTACCGCGACGACTGGCTGGAGAAGCTGTGGCTATGTTTCGGTGCCAAGGGGCTTATGGCCCTAACGTTTTGGTTCGGTTCGCTGTTCGCGGAGCAGATCCGTGCAAAGTACGAAAGCTTTCCGTTCCTTGAAGCCACCGGTGAAGCGGACGCCGGCAAGACCACGTTAATCGTGTTCCTGTGGAAACTCTTCGGCCGCCATTACGAGGGCTTCGACCCTAAAAAAGGCACCACATCCGGCCGCAGCCGGGCGATGGGCCAAGTCGCGGGCATGCCCGTCGTGCTGATCGAGGGCGATCGGAATAGCGACGCAGCAAACACGAAATCATTTGATTGGGACGAACTGAAGGACTTTTTCGGCGGAGGTCTGTTGGGCACGCGTGGCGTGAAAAACAATACGAACGAAACCTACGAGCCTGAGTTTCGCGGGACTATTGCTATCAGCATGAATGCCCCGGTGACCGGCCACGAAGCCATCATCAGCCGAATCGTAAAACTGCACTTCCTCAAGCCCAAGATCACCCCTGAAAGCACTGCAGCAGCGGATGCGCTTAACCAGGTGGAAATAGATGAAGTCAGCAATTTCCTTGTTCAAGCGATCAGCCACGAACCGCAAGTGATGGCTCTATTTGCAGAGAAGTACCCGAAACATCGCGAATACCTGCGTTCCCTGCGCTCCATTGGTTCCGCTCGGATCATCAAGAACCACAGCATGATGCTCGCGCTGCTGGACTGTCTCGCCCTGGTACTGCCCCTCAGCGGAACGATGATCGAGGACGCCCGTAGTGAAGTCATCGCCATGGCGCACGAACGCCAAGCCGCGATCGTTACCGATCCGCCGGAGGTCGTCGAGTTCTGGCAGGTGTACGAATACCTGGAATCACTCAGCAGCGAGCCGCTGGTCAACCACAGCAAGAAACCGGAAATCATCGCAATCAACCTCAACGGCTTCGCGAAGATCGCGGCCGAGCATCGCCAGAAACTGGCTGACCTCACCACCCTGCGCAGCCTCCTGCGTGATTGCCGATCGCACAAGCTGATCGACATCAACCGTACCACCTCCAGCGCGATCAACAGCATTCAGCGCCGGCACAACCTGGTGAATCCCCCGCCCGAATCGGTCAGCTGCTGGCACTTCAAAGCCTGACAGCCAAGGAGAGAGAAATGCACATTCAAGTCATAACCGGCGCCGGCCGGGAGGGCGATACAGATCGCCACAAACACCTGCGGAGTCTGCAGGACTGGATGGGGGAGCCGGTGGACGTTCACGCTGAGGCGTACGGAGCGGCGGGTTTAGTCGAGATTCTTGAGGTGCGCGCTGCAGGAGGCGCCACCGAAATCATCGTGCAGGGATGCAACACAGAACAAATCCAAGCGGTATTGGAATGGCAGTCCGCAACAGAGGAAGTGGCCGAGCTTGAGGATCTGCTGATCCACCTGGTCAAGAAAGAGGGTTCATCACAACAGCTTGTCGGCGAAGGCCGATAACGAAGTGGTGTCGAGGGGTTGCAGCCCCTCGACACCGACCACCACTGAGGGCAACACGATGAAAGCACAGCACTACAGCGGTAGCGATTCAAAGGCTAACACACAGGGCAACGTCGACACCCAGTCCGCCCGGCATCTGATGGCGATTCGGATAGTCGGCACAGCGTTATTCGATTACCAGGTAACCAAAACCGACGAAGCGCGGATCCGCCTTGAATGCCTGGCCACCTTCGCCAAACAGCAGGGCGATATTGATGCAGCCGAAGCCGCCATTGTGGCCCAGTTGCTGGCCAGCAATGCGTCGTCAGGGGCTACGTTATGAACGAAGGGAAGGTCATTCGAGAACGGCCAGCAATGGCCAGTAAACGACTAGATCTACCGAGCATCTGCGACATCTGCGGCAACGCTAGATCCACCCGCAAACATCAAAAATGCAGCCGTATTCGCCAGCAACGAAAGACTGAGGAATGGGCCGCTGTAATGGCCGAAAAGGCTGCAATCAGAAAAGCAAAGGAACGCCGTTATGTCTAAATCCCGTGAGCAAGATAAGTTTGTCCTCCGCCTCCCTGATGGGCTGCGCGACCGCATCACCACCTTGGCGAGTAAGAATCACCGCAGCATGAACAGTGAAATCATCAATAGGCTTGAGCGCTCAATGGTCAATACAGAGCTATGCACACTCCAGGCTCAGTTAATCCAGCAGCTCAGCGATCGGATCGTGGAGCTGGAAACCAGGGCGCCTGAATCGAACTCGTTGGTTTCTACTACGCTTCCTTTAGGACCCGTCTCTACACTGCAGTGCCTTCAGGCGCGGGAACATTCAGGTTCGAGGGCTGAGCCGTGACTCAAGTAACACCTGGTGTTTTGACCTTTCAAGACCTGCAGCAAATCACTGGTTATCAGCGCAGATCGGATGTTGAACGATCGCTGATCGACCAAGGCGTGCGGTTATTCCGTGGCCGGACTGGCCCCTGGACAACTCTTGATCTGATTAATCATGCCGGCGGCGTCACGTCGGCCAGCGCTGACAGGTACGACTCCGACATATTATGAGGCGAGCGAGGAAGCGTAAGCACAATCCCCATATCCCTGCCCATGTCGATCAGGCCGTCCTCCCGGCGGCCATTTACTTCGACCATCGCGGCAGTGGAGTCTGGTACACCCTTCACTATGACGAGACAGGAAAGCAGCGCCGCAAGAACGTGGCGCCTGCTGACGTGTCGTTGGCAGAACTTCACCGGATCATGGACGAGGCGTCCAACATCGACAGAGGAACGCTTCGCTACGTTTGCGAGCAGTTCCACCTGAGCGACCGTTACAAAAAGCTCGCTCCGAAGACCCACGACGATTACTGCTACTCCCGGGATGTTCTGGTGAACATCCCCACCAAACTGGGCAAGCCCTTAGGCGACCTATCGGTGAAGAAATTCACCGCCGCCCTGGTGCAACGCATTGTCGATCGGCTCGCGGACGAGGGCACACCCTCGAAGGCGGCGCACGCTCTGCGTTATCTACGCCGCGTGCTGCAGTGGGGTCGTAACCGTGGATTCCTAGAGGTGAACCCCGCCCTGGGCATCGAGGCGCCGATTGAACGGAAGCAACGCCGGTTACCTCGGCAGAAGGTGATGGACGTTCTGATTGATCGCGCAACAGCACGCGGACGCTTGGCACGCAATGAGCCAGGCGGTTGTCCCGAGTACCTGGCGAGCGTGATGGAACTGGCCTACCTGTGCCGACTACGCGGCATCGAGGTCGTGACACTCACGGATGCCAACGAGCTGGAAGAAGGAATACTGACCAACCGGCGCAAGGGCAGTAGAGACAATATTGTTCGCTGGACTCCGCGGCTGCGTGCGGTGTGGGATGGCGCAAAGGCTCTCCGCGCCAGGACTTGGGAAAGCCGGAAGTCTCCGGTCCCGATCGCACCGTCCAAGCGCTTTATTATCGTGGCCAGCCACGGTGGCCCACTTCGCAAGACGAGCCTCGACACTGCCTGGCAGCGATTCATTACTCTGGCCATCGCAGACGGGAACATTGATCCCGATGACCGCTTCGCTCTGCATGACCTGAAGCGACGCGGCATCACTGATACGATCGGCACTAGGGCGGACAAACAAGAGGCCAGCGGCCATCGTGATCCGAAAATGATGGATGTGTACGACCTTAGCGTCCCAGTCGTATCCCCTTCAGCAGACTGA